ATGTCATTATATGAAATATGTTCCATGTCACCTGGAGTTCTATTTTATTTACTTCCATATTTCGTTTTATATTTTTCTCTAAAAGATGGCCTTAAAACAAAAAAAGATAGTATACTATCGACCAACCATGGAACCTGGCAGATTTTATTAGCACTTTTAGGAATTCTTGAAATATTTCTTTTTCCAATAGTTCTCTTAATGGCTGGATTCATGGCAGATACACCTGCAGGTCACTCTAGCGCGATGACTTCCATCTATTTGGCTTATGCCTTTCAACCGTTATGTTGGATATTATTCTTCTGGAGGGTATATATAAAGAGAAAGGTACTAAAACAAAGAAATCTATAGGTTTTAATGAAAAAAAGCCGGAGCATTAAGCCCCGGCATCCTCACCATATCCTAATAGGTTTTTCCCATCGGATAAATATCTCTTTAAATATTCAACTGCTTCTTCAATCATGCCATTTACTTGCTTTTTACTATACAGCATTCTGAGAACCCATGGCAGTTTGTCATACAGACGCTCGACAACTGCAGCATATTTTAATTCACCAGTGCCACTGCCCAACTTCTTCTCTACATCCACCACAAAAGAAAGAATCATCTTTCTAACAAGATCCTCTCTGCCTCTCTTGTAAAGGATCAGTAAAACTCCAACGATACCAAGTGAAGCGATGATTTCTAGCCAATAAGCTAATATAAAAGTAATGATAATTCTATACATCCTATTTTCCCCCTCTCACTAACTTGAAAAAATTATATAGCATAACCCAGACTTGCTCCCTGGTGACAGAATCTTTTGGGTTAGTGCCATCGGATATTCCCTTTTCTTTCACCCATTTGTGAGCCTCAACTGCCCAGCTGCTTGCTTCCGACCTTGCTTTTTCTTTCTCATCTGACTGTTGAAGCTCTTTTAATTGCTTTTCTATATCCTGAATGAATTCTTTCCACTTTGGTAGAATCAATCTTGGACAATTTTTCCCTGACCAGGATTGGTGGGTTCTGACTCGATCCGTGCCCCAACCCCTTTCATAAAGTAACTTTGCTACCAGATGAACTGCATTCTTCCATACCTTAACCTGATCCCCACTTTCGCAGGCTTCAATGCCTATAGATTTCCTGTTACCAGGACCATTGGCACCATCTCCAGCATGCCATGCTGCCTCATTTAGAGGTAAACATTCAATGGCTTCATTTTCATCGATTGCAATATGGAAACTGGCTGTCCTTTTATTGAATCCATTGGTCAGCCATCCTCTTTCTCCCTTAGCATTGGAGTTTGGGTTTCCAGTATTGTGTAAAGTGATAGTTTCAGGTTCCATGTTTGTCCCTGGTCTGCGATTACATGGGGTGGTCTTTGGAATATGGTCTATAATATATTTGTACATATCAGCTTGCCTCCTCTCTCTTTGCATTGCCTAAGCACTGATAGGTCCTGTCATCTATTCTGACAACCTTTTTCCTGATATCATTTGATATTGATGTCAGCTCACTAAGTTGTCTTAAGATTTCAGCCTGATCACTTTCACCTTTGGCTGTGTTTAGGATTAATGCTTCTGTGAACTTTTGCAGACTTTCACCAACGTTTTCTAGCTTTTCAGCAATTGTTGAAAAAACAGTTTTCATCTGCATGCTAAAGATTACAAAAGCTATTATGGTGATAATTAGAACAATGAGCATAGCTCCCCCAACTATGCCCAAACTAAGATATCCTTCGCTGATTGCTTGTACTGATTCAGGATTAACTGGTAAATCTGCCACAACACCCTCTCCTTCCAGGTATAAAAATAACACCTATTAGGTGTTTGTGCTTCCTACTATGCCATTATTTCTCCAGTTGCAAGATATAAAGCTACAGGTTCTCTGTATGGTTCTTCAACTACGGGTAGAGTTCCGCTCTCCACAGGCTCAAGATCATATCTCCCTACTTTCACTAAGTAGGCATAGGCCTTAATTTTATATGCATATAACATTATACTGTTCCCCCCTTCTCTAATGTAGTCACCCTATCGTCTAATACGATTACAGCCTCATAAAGGTTGACTATTTCTTCATCACCTTCCGGCTGGATGATAATCTGTTTCATTACCTCTACAACTCCATTCACTGGTACATAGCTCACACCATCAATCACTATCGGAGTAGTATTCGCTGGATCAACAACATACTTTCCCTGGCTTAAGTCGAATTTCTGCCATTGGCAAATCGTTCGGTCGACTAATTCAAGTGTTTCATATTGTTTTTCCATGCCAACAGGTGTTTCCTCAGTAAATGTTTCTTCGATTACCCTTTTCATTACTTGACCAACTTCATTAATTGAAAATTCCATGTTATCCCTCCTATACTAAAGCGTAATCTAATGCACACCCAAAATTTGTGGTGCTACTGTTTGATACTTCCACCAAAGCAGATGTTTTAAAATAAACATCTAATTCTATGCCTATCAAATAACTGTTTTCATTCTCTTGCCTTGTTTGTGCGTTAAGGCTAGACCCAGAAATTGTGTTGACTACGCCGTCAATAGTAATTTTGAGGGAAAACCCAGCTACGCCATTTGCTTGCAGTCTTATTCTGTTAAGTTTCCCTTTTCCTATAACATTCGCTATGGTATAGTAAGTACTTAAATTCCTAGCAGCAAACTGTAAATCTGCAGTTCTAGGTTTTGTCGGTTGAATCCCCACGGATTGCCACCCCCCGTCGTAATATTCCAATTCTCCGTTATTAATTCTTAAATCAGTTATATTAGCAATTGCATGGTTATGGCTTGATGCAGCTTTGCCATTCAATTGTGTTTGTATAGCTGCTGTAACTCCATCTAAATATCCCAATTCAGTTGATGTTACAGCAGATACAGCCACTTTCCCATTTGCATCCGAAATTAATGCCCTAGAAGCAGTAAGATTTTCAGTATCTATTGTGGAAGCTCCACCAGTGATTGCATCTTGTTTACTATTCCAGGCTGTTCTTTCTGCTGATGTTATGTGTGTACTATTGCCTATATGTCCATTTATTGCATCAGTATTAGCTTTTACTGCTGCATCTATGGTTGCATTATCATCAACAAAATCTTGCCTCTTTGGATTTTCATTCCCACCCCACTGATTCAATCCCAAGTTTGGAGTTTTATTTATACTAGGCATTTAATCACCTCTATTCTTTATATACTTCAAACTGATCCCATGTAAGGTTCAATGCATCCCACTGATCCCATGTCTTGTTGTATCCATCAAACTGATCCCATGACATATAGGTATACTCAAATACGAAGTCTAAGTGAGCTGGCTTGATTTCTTCAATAGCTTTTCTTAAATCTTCAACATTCGGTGGTACACCATACACACCTACAAATTTAACACTAAAGAAATGAGCTGCATTATCTTCAATCACATCTACTTCTCCATTACTGTAGGACTCAGAAACATTCTTGATCAGCTTAACAGTGACCGTTCCACTTCCCCGGAGTTTTGATTTAATTACACTTCTCCTGAATGCTGCAGGTTTAGAATTGTTCACCGGGATACCAAGTTCTTTCTCCCATCTTTCTAGAGAGCTGTCAGCCAGGTCCACAAAGAACTGATTTAATGTTTGGGTTACTTTACTTTTAAAGTGCTGGATCTCTGCATCCTCTGCAGCTGTCATGTTGGTCATGACTTGGGAAGTCTTATAATACCCTGGCATATGCTTCATGAGTGGATTAGACATTTGTCACAACCCCCAATACAACCACCTGCACGTCGGTAATAGGTATATTGGCAGCTTCACCATTTATAGTAAGATTTGAATAGTCAAGGACTCCATCTGTATCCAGGATGATGCTTCCTATCACCGCATGGCTCACATAGGTAATAGTCGCATTAAAAGCAATCACTTTAAAATATTCCGCTAACTTGCCTTCAATGTTTGCTATGACCTGATTCATGATGTAGTTGTCTGCATCAATGATCAAAGTTGCACTAACATTAATGGGCACCTCCGTGGCACTTACTACTTCCACTGTGGCACCGATGGGCCTTACTTCTTCAATGTGATTAAAGACATCTGTCACAAGCTCAGGCTCTGCTCCAGTTTTATTGGAATCGATTATTACCACCTTTACTGTTCCTGGTCCGTTCGCCAGTGGAAACACCCTTGCATCACCAACACCTACCACTTCCTTAGCCCAATTTCTATAATGATACTTGTTGCCGGATGTGGCAGGGGTTCTGACCTTTTCAAAATACCTCACCCTCAATTCTTCATCAGTTTCTCCATCATAACCATTAAATGCTGCAGCTGGATTTGTTACAGTGGATAAACCTGCAATGGTTACTGGAAAATACTTTATAGCTCCAACTGGCACATTACCTATGGAACCATATTCTTCACACTCAACCAAGACATTGACTATGCCTGTGGCATCGATCACCTTTGATTCCTTCACGATAAAATTTACCGCATCAGAAGCAACCATAATTCCCGTATTTACTGCAGCTCCCTGGGAACCTGTTATGGTTACTGTACAAGTAGCCTTTGTTGCAGGTTTTCTGACCAATCCCTGCTCTGCAACTTTCTTATCCAGCCATTCCCCAGTGGCAGTTTCAACAAATCCTCTATCGCTAATTGCCTCCTGGTCTTGATATGCACCCTCCAATTCTATAGCTACAGCTTTTGTATTGTCATAAAAGAACTCCCCTTCGCTCTTATCGTACTCATCAGGTATATTCACTAACATCCTATTCTGAATAACTGTTCTGTCATCCGCCATCTATATACTCACCTCCTTGGGAAATGAATTACCATCAGCCATATTTACTTTAATTAAGATTTCTAGGTTTGATCCATCTCTTTCAGCCACAATATTTGATAAGCTTTGAATCATAGGATGGGTTTCCAGGGCATCCTTTAGTTCTCGTTTCAATTCCGATTCAACTAGATCTCTCGGCAGCGACTGACCAATGAGATCCTCCAAGGTGATGCCGTAATCTGTACCCTCATAGATTTTAAATCGAAACTTTTCAGTCCTTATCACTTTCTCAATCCAGACCTTCAAAGCCTCAACATTTTCTGTCTTTACAACCCTGCCATCCTTTAGGACAAAATCACCTTTCTCGAAATCAAATTTAAAAGACTTCCCCATAGCCTGAGAAGTCTTTGTCACTTGATTATTAAATTCCAGCTGTGCTATTTGTGGCAGCATTACAACCTCACCGCCTTACCTACTAAATAATAAAGTTGTTCATTTGTTGAAGGGATCAGAATCACTTCATCCCCTGCCTTCAATGTATCAGTGAAGGTTATTTCTCCATCATGGTTCAATGATTCCATCACTGTAGCCGTATCATAGGAAACCGGTGGAGGTGTCTTGGTGATGATAGTTCCGCTGCTTGTGCTTTGGAATTCCCTTCGATACCCACTCAGCAGATGCTCTGCAATCACAAGACGGTCCTTTGATAAAATTATTTTCTCTCCAAGTGCAACCTGAATATTTGGTGGTGGGGAAAGAATGAATCCAGTCTGCGGACCAAAGTAAGGGATGTTTTCCCTGTCTTTAAACATCTTCGCTAATTCAGCAATACCATCCATTATAGTACCCCCAATCCTAAAGACATTCTATGTATCCCGTTTTTAACAGTATGGACTACATCTTCAATCAGATATTGCCCACTCATACCTGTAACCGGCTCCTCCACCTCAAGGATTCTTCCTGCCCTGGCATCATCGTGACCAGGTACATCTATCGTATTCTCTTCAAATATCTTTCCAAGATCCTTAAGCATGTTCTGAGCAATGTTCTTGGCCTGGGCGATATCTTTTTTATCGATGGATACAACCTCTTGAAGCAATCCATACTGCTGGATCAAACTGTCATTCTTCACGCTTACAACCACCTGATCATCACTGGTTAACTTTATAGAATTCTTCATCTCCTCAATGGATCTGCGCCTTGATGGATTACTTATGGCATCGGTTATATTATTTGCTGCTACATTGTCAGCCAATGTAAAAGTAGCTCTTAATATAAGATTCTTCTGCTCCTCTATAACAAACTTGCCATTCCTCATTTCCATCCGGTATTTGATTCCTGTTTCCTTCTCTGCAATATCTAAAATATCTCTAATAATCTCACTCAAATATTTATCGATGTATATTTTGTTAATGAGTACACCAATGTTTGCGATACTTCCAATAGGAATATTAAAGTCTCTGCAGACTGTTTCAATGGCTTGTTTACCGGAAACCTTATTGAACTGATAGATCTCTTTGGATTTATTCAAATAAAAAGCATAGTCAAAGACATTATACCCAATAGGACTTCTTCCTTGCTTTTGCTCAGCAATCACAATTCCCCTTAATATCTCATCTCCATTCTTCAAAATAATAAGGTTTCCTATGTCCACAGGTTTTTTGGGGAAAACCCTGGCATCGTTATAGGCTATATCAAAATCCAACCTTTCACCAAGTTCTATGGTATTGCTTTTCCATGAAATAGAACCAACCAAGGGTGTGATATTGGTCATAATATTGCCTTTTATATTCCAAAGCTCATGGGCCATATCACACCCTCCTTTGATCCAATTTGATGAACTTAAATTCAGACATGGATAAGGTAAAATACACATCCCCTGAGCCATCTTGGGGGCCATATTCAAAATCATCTATGGTAACTGGCATGTTGATCGGCGTTTCAGTGATAATTAATCTAACGGGTATCCTCCTGTCTCTCCAGCCCTCTATGATTTCAGCATACTCCCATCCTGAATATAAACTATCCTTAGAGAATGGATAATCTTTGACAGGGAAAAAGCTACTAAAAGAAATACTTTTTAATCCCATTAGACCGATTTGCTTAATTTCACCTTGTTGGATAGTCTCAAAGCTTTCATTTTTCTGCGAAGAACGTATTTTAAATTCCTTAGGCAGCACAGGGATTTTTATAAGTTGCTCCCGATTATTAATAGAAAGAAATATATCCATATGCCCCTCCTATCTGTTTTCTATTGCTAGCTGCAGCTCTGGCACTAACTCATTTACAATTTCCTTAATAGTCTTATTTACACCACTAATATAGATGTTAATGATGTTCCCTTTTCTTGAATCTCTAGTATTAGGATTGAAAGGATTATATTTCGCAGGAATAACCGCTTCATCCTTATGAATGCGTGCATTCATATCCCTTGGCACCCTGTTAATCCCAGATGCAAAAGCAGCTTCAACTCCACCGCGGCGGCTGCTTCTCGTTTCTTGCACTGCATTGATGGTCACTTTTCCGCTTTTCTTTCCAAACCATTTACCAAGCTTATCCGTTTTATCAGCAACCCATCCAATGAGCTCACTAAGTCCTTCTAGTACAGGCTTCACAAAGTTCCAAACAGAACCAATTACAGCCTTGATCCCTGGAAATGCCCAATTGAATACGTTATATGCTAATGTTGCTCCATTGGCAATCAGATCAAATGCTGGTTTTGTAAGGTTTGCCGCATAAGCAATGGTGGATCGAATCTGGGGCATGTGGGCCTTCACATATCCACTAAATTTCCCAATGTATGAAATTGCGGTACCCACACCACTTGCTACCTTTTCACCGATCTTTTCCATCGATGGACTGTACATATCAATAAGGGTAATTGCTCCTTGAAGTGCTGGCTTCAACTGATCCAGCATCTTCAATCCTGTATCCTGCAGATTGGTTTTTAACTTTCCTGTAATGGTAGACACTAATCCTGATCCAGATGTGGCAAGCTTTTCTGCACCACCCTCAAACTGTGATTTTAGTCGTTGATCTACAACACCTTTAAATCCTAGCTTTTTAAAATCCTCTGCAGATACTTTGGCATTGAATTCTTTCAACCTCTCCATTTCGCCATTCTTAGCATCAGCCAAAGCCTCCATAGCATCTTGAATGGTCTTCCCCGGAGTAAGAGCTGCCATATCCTCAGCTACTTTTACAAGCTCCATGGCATCCTTTGTATTGCCTCCCGTTATGCCAAGGGCCCTTGTGCCAGCTGTAATGACTTCACCTGTCTCAAAAGGTGTTGCATTGGCATTCTCTCTTAGCTGTCTCATGAAATCCGTCGTTGTCCGTTTTACGCCCGTAACTCCCATGGATGGATTATTCTTTCCTATAAAGTGCTCCATGGCAATATTTTGTTTCTCTAAATCAGCACCCATCTTTAGAGCGCCAATGCCGAGTCCACCTGCAGCTACAGCACCAGCTACCAATCCAATACCAATAGGACTCTTGGCAAAGGCTGTTAATTTACCTTTAAGCTTTGATATCCCACCAGTAACCTGGTCTTTTATCTTCACAACAGGACTCGCGATCATTTTACCCAAGGTCTTAAGCTCATTCTTTTTCTCTTTGATCTTTCCCTTGATCATATCCTTATGGGCTATAGCGGTAACAACCTTTTTCCTAAGCGGGTCCAAATCCTTTTTTAGTTCCTTTATCTTCTTTGCAGCTGCAGTATGATTTACTCTCAAATCATGCTTTTTCTTATAGGTCCTTTCAATGGACTTTCTAGTCTCCTGTACATCCTTTCTAAACTGGCTCTGCTCTTTCCTTACACCCTTCATAACGGCTGACATATTGTCCTTTAGGGTTAATACCGCACCTATGTTGTTTTTCTTTGCCAATCTATCACCTTCTTCCAGGTAATAAAAGTTCTATAATAGATTCTAGATTGTCATGATGATCTTCCAATGCCACATCCTTACTGGCTAGATAGAACAGTTTCGTCAAGTTGCTTTTTCCAAGTACTTCATCTGGTTCAATGCCTTTTTGCAAGTAGTGGTGGAGCAAGGTAAACACTCCACCACTACCTATTAGTTTTTTATATCTTCTACCACCTTGACACTATCGATATATCCGGCAAAAGCAAGGCATTCCTTAGAAATAGCGGCAACTTCTCCTGGTTCAAATATCTTGTCTACAATTTCAATAGGTCTATCCAGTCCATATGCCTTGATTAGGTCTGGATTCTTCAGATTTGGTTCAATCACACAGTTATAAACCAAATGTCTATCAGCAGCTCCTTCATCATCCTCGCTCAATGCATCTAGGCAAAGGTCTTTGCTCGGTTTCTCTATGACAATAACACCTTCAAGTGATTGCACGTATAGCTGCTTTGTTGCAGGCTCGTTGCCCTTATTGAGGGCCCTTTTAATCAGCTCATCCAGTGTCACTCTTTTTGGTGTTTGCTTCGTTTGCTTTGTATCTATTTTCATATCCTTTTCTCCTCCTTTATTGTACCTCTATCAAATCCGGGAATCTTACATCCTCCGGTGTAAAACCAAAAGGTAAATCCGTAGTTAGGGGCCCCTTTGTAAACTGCATCAAAGTCAGTTCATTGAACCATACATTATCTATGACAACTCGCTCAGTCCCATAGGCATCCGGGTCCTTTAACTTTCCTACAATCTGGCACCTTGGGTCTCGACCAGCCTGCCATGCCCTAAGGAGTTTCTGAACACCCCTGCTGTACACCTTCTTTAATTTCATGCTCCCCTCACCCTTGAGTGAAGTGATCTTGCTGTCTACACTCAGACTCCCTGCCATCTCTACATCCTCACGGTTGGCTGTAATCTTACTCTCAAATTCCTCGATTTCAGAGACGAGATCACCATCCAACCACACTTCTCCCCAACGGCCATTGATTTGTCTATATCCTGGTATCTTTGCTTTTGCCATCTACTCCACCTCCTACATAAACACCGTGAACTTAAGATCTTCCATGGCATCCAAGAACTTTATGCTTGCCTTGGCAAAAACCTTTGAACCGGTATTGTATTCCTTGATCTGCTGATCGCTCAATGAAGAGACATCGATGCCTTTTCCCGCAAGATAATTTCTTTGACTATCTCCATCGACCTCAGCCAGATTGTCAAATGCAGGATCAAGAATATCCTGTTTTTCAAGCTCTGCAAAGTACGCATTCACAGCTGCCATAAATAGCACCTTATTGTCATAAGAGTTTATAACTTTACCTACATACGACCCATCAAAGGTATTTCTGATATCATCCCTCACCAAGTCAACAGCATCCACAATCTTGATCTTCTTGAATTCTTCTCCCTTGGTTGCCGTGGTCGTAGTCAGCGAATTAACCCCGCGCCCTATCTTAATCTTTTCACCATCATTGATCAGGATCAGCTTCCCTGCATCGATATCCGCATTAGGATCAGCACTCTCCGTAATGCTCTCCACCTCCGAAAGTGCATAATATGTTGATGATCTGGTGAATGGTAGACCTGCCAAAATCCCTGCAATCCTCGCACAATACTCCGTTGTTGTGTAAGTCTCTTCTCCAACCTTTAGGTCATCAGTAGCAAAATTCACAATCCCCTCATGATCTGCAACGATATTGGGGAGTACGGCTTTAAATGTCTTTTTATTGACATCCCTTTCCGTTTTAATCCAAGTTGAGATTGTGATTTTATCTGCATCCTGTAGCCCAGGAATAGCAAGCCAGTTCCACTTCTTATTCTTAAGCCTACCTAATGCCGTGTTATAATCTGCATCTCCTGTACCTATCCTTTCAACGATTATTCTACTTGGTATACCCATGAAGGTCTTTTCAATATAATCCTTATTGTCCGGTGTCCAATCAGCAGCATCCACTTCATCGATACTCTTGTAAGTCTTTGTATCAAAATTTCCTGTGTCATCCTTTAGGATGAGTGCTACAATCCCTCGAGCGCTTCTTTGAATGGCAGTTAAACCCTGTGTCTTAAACTCTATAAGAATCTCTGGTAAACCCATCTATTCTCCCTCCTTTATTTCAAGCTCTTTCATCAGCTCAACATTGCCCTCACTATACCCAGCTTCTTCCTCTTGCTCACCGATAGCCACTACTTGTTCATTGCCCAATGAATCTGCCACCACAATACCCTCTTCACTATCGATATAATGAATATCAAATCTGAAATGAAGTACCTTATCGATAATCTCTGAATCAACATTCTCTATGGTCAGTCTTCTATCATCGACTCTAAGCGTAGATTTGAATGCTCTTTCCAATGTATCTGACATTGCAAGATTCTCATTTTCTTTTTCAGTTTCAGAATGATAACGAATCATGATCATGATGGACCTGGCAGTTTGATAGCTATTAACCCTTTCAGAGCTGATCAGTATTACTTTCACGAAAAAAGCAGGTTTCTTAAATCCCTGCTCCACTTCTTCAGCAACAACCCTTACCCCAGGTATCTTTTCCTTCAATCTATCCACTATGGCAGTCTTTATATCTGTCAGCTTCATAGTTCCAACTCCTTTAGCATCTGGTTAAGCCATGCTTGAAGCTTTGGTGTTAATCTCTGCTCCAGCTGCTTTACTGAGATAAGCAGCATATGCTTTCCTTCAACAAAACCTCCATCAACAGTTCTATGACCATCTTCAACAAGATGAGCATGGGGAGCCTTGTTATATACTTCAATAAACAGTTCATTCCCCTTTTTTCTTACCTTGCCAACTCTCCAGTTCTTTTTTAACCGCTTCGACGAAGTTTTTTTCTCTGTTCCAACCGGTGTCTTGGCAGCCACACTATCTTTCAACTCTTTGGCCAGTCTGATTAGCTGCTTCTCTACTTCCTTTGGGTATTTCTTCTCCAGTGTATCGATAAGGGTTTTCTCAAAACCATCCAAGCCTTCGATCACAAACATTTTAAACCACCTTCTCAAGGCACATGAGCTGCATCTCTCGATTTTCTTCATCCACATTGATAATACTTTGTATGTCAAACACCCTGCCTTTAAAATCTATTCGCATATCCGGTTTTAGTCCTGCGAGATACCTGATTACGATTCTATGGGTAACCTCTGCATTTACCCTGTCCACTTGCAAGTACTCTTTACCTCTAAGGGGCTCTACAGAAGCCCATACTGTTTTCCATGGTACGTAGTTTGGCACATCTTCATGACACTCGTTTTCTACAGTACCTTCAACCCCTTGAATTGTTATCCTATGTTTCAATCTACCTGGATTCATGATTTCACCTCAATTGAATGATGATGCTCTGCAAGCTAAGGGAAGATAAATCTTTCTTCCCGCCTGTTTCCCTGTTTTCAAACCAACTGGTAACAAGCATTTTGACCGCCAATCCATACAGCATTTTACTATAATCTTTTGCTACTCCTGCATTCAAGAGGTATTCTTCCGCTGATATTTGGAGCGCCTGAATTAAAGTGTCGCTCGCATCATCATCGATTCTTAAATACTCCTTTAATTCATTAATTCCCATCAGGCCAAACCTCCGTCCTTATTCCAAATCAGCAAAAGACTAGCGGAATCTAAACCACTAGTCTTTTACATGACTACTTTCAAATCCTAAACTATATCCTTTTTCACTAGCACCAAACCATTGCTGTCAGCCATCTTTCCATCGGCAATTAACAATGACTTATGTACCCACTTGTTTTTGTCCTCGTCGAAGTACTTCTTATAAGTCATTGCCAGGTTGCTGTTTAGCAAGTACTCTTTCAGGTTGACTAATGCTGCAAATACATCTCCATCAGCTGCTGCATCAAAGCTTGGTAAGTAATCAACCAATATAACCTCTCTGCCGTTTAAGAATCTCTTCAACTTTCCATCGATACCGGTAAAACCTAACCTTTGACCATTGGCATCCACAGCACCATTGATATACTTCTCCCAGGTGGCCTTTGCCATCAAGTATATGGCCTCAGCTTCATAGGCTAGGGGCATGGCCGCCTCAACCTTTGCCCATCCGGGGATGGTGTTGATTTCGTCACTGGTTAGGTTAATCTGTCTCTCACCAGGAATAGCTGTTTTGATGATTCCTTTAGGGGATGCGACTCCCTCTCCGGAGATCACGGCAACTTCTATGGCTTTAATCATGGCAGTTTTGATATTATTCACGATAGTATTTTCAAATACAGGCAGTGATACAGCCGAAGACAGCAGACTTAATCCCACTTTACATTCAAGTAGGTAGTAGCTAAACTCCACCGATGCTTCCATACTCATCTTTTGTTCATCAGAAACTACAGTTTCATTGATCCAGGTAGCCGTTGGCCTGATCTCACTGATTGGGATTTTTACACCACCCTGATAATTTGTCTGGGTGATTCTTGATAGAATCATTCCTGTGGCCTGAGCTTCTTCGATGACTCGATTCATGATCGTTGTAGGAATCACAGCTCCAGTATCAGCAACCACCGTTAGTGAATCCGCTCTCTTTTCACACAAGTTCGCTGGAATCGGTGTGCCGTTTACCACGTAGTTTCGAAAGGCCATCCGGTATTCCATGGTGTCATAGGGATCTTCTTCACCACTTCTTTGTTGTTGCTGCTGTTGGAAGTGTGCACCCGCTATAGGATTAAAGTTTCTTTGTTCAGGATCCATTCGCTGTCCATTATTTATGGCATCGGTTCTCGCAGATTCTGCAGCTCTTTTTTCCTCTTCCAACTGAGCCTCTGCTTCCTTGATCTCAAAATCAAGCTTTCGGATATCCAACTCGGCTTTATCAAGCTCAGCCTGGGTTGCTGCTGTCTTAATTCCTTCTAATGCAGCTTTTCTCTTTTCTCTTAAGTCCTTTAGAATTTGCTCACAATTCATATCTATACATCTCCTTTTTTATTTGTATTGGTAGTACTTTTCTAGCTTCCTCTTCTGCAAGTCAAAGCTGTCCAGCTGTTTTAAATTGCTCTCCAGCAACTCAACACTTCTTGCATAAACGGAAGTTGTATCATAAAACGGGGTATCCACCACGCTTACATCATAAAGTTTTCTGATATCTGTTACATCCCTTGTGGTCTCGTTCTCGCCATAGGTCCATGTATCACCCTTGTCTGCCACTGAAAATGCAAAAGACATCTTATCGATCAATCCTTCCTGAATTGATTTATAGATGTCTCTGTTGCTTTGGGTATCGATTAACTCAGCTCTAATTTTCAGCCCTATATCATCTTTTATGAGCTGCAAGCTGTTGTTTCTTGTTCTTGCCATAATGCACCAGCTGTCATTATGGTTATACCTTAATGGTACATCTTTCATATCAGTATGATCTAAGGCACCCCGTCGGATGGTTTCAGTAAACTTATATTTACCGTATTCATGGGTAGCTGGTTGATCATAGGTGATAGCATATCCCTCTATAATCATCTTACCTTCTTCATTGTCTACTGCTCTAAACTCAATCAACCTCTGCTCTTTACTTAAGTTGGCTAGGCTCACTATTTACACCCACCTTTCCTAGCTGATATTTATCCACCAGCTCAACATTTGTATAATTTAATGACTGAAGCCTTCTATTGCCTCCTTCAAATGGCGGCACTCCAAACATCTCATTGATTTGATTCAATGTCATATTTCCAACATTGGTTGCGATACTGGCAATGTCAATCTTGTTTTGGGTTGATAGATAGGCTACCCTGTCATAGTAGCACTTAACTCTATGGCCTATATCCTGCTCCCGCTGACTAAACACAGTCGAAGAGACAGCCTGCTCAAACTCTATGATAAAATCCTCAATACAGTTCTGATAAAAAGCACTGTGCTGCTCCCCTGTATAATCCCCTCCGATGATTACATCAGAAATACCATATCGCTCACGCAGGATGGACTTTAAAAACTTTAGGGTTCCCTCCTCGATCTTTGCCGGATTAATATTCATAGGTGTGAACTCCCCACCTAAATCTGTTGCAACAATCCCTGCCTTGCTGCTAAACAAATGCTGTTCAAAAGAATCCCTTGCGGCTCTTAACTTATCACCATCAACAACAGTCTTTGCAGAATATAGGCCCTTGATTTTCAAAGATGCCTCAATGCTTTTGGGTAGCCCCTGCATCACTTGATCCAGTACCTTTATAGACCTTAAAAGTTCCCGTGTGTCCGGCTGTCCCAAATCATCTCCACCGCCGATGATCGTATTTTTTCCCCTTCGCCATCTCAGATGGATGATCTCATCATAGGGCAAGATATAGCTGCTCCCATCTTGAAAATAAAACTTGATCTCCCAAACCTCATTGCCATCGGTGCCTATCTCTATACTCGTAGGATTCAAAGGATAAAAGGCAATATACTTTTTATAAACCTTACTATCCCTCCCCTGTACATTTATATATTGGGGATAGATAAAGCAGTTGTGATCCTTTCTTCTCAACCATTCACAGCAGGCCAGGAAGTCTTTTGTTGTTTGCAGCTTATTTGGCCTAAATCGAAAAAGCCTTGTAATATCATCATTCTGCTTTTTTACATCCTCAGAGCTTTCTACAACTGAAATGATATTGATCTTTGAGATCTCCGTGGCAATTCTATCAATGCAGTTATTCACAAAGTCAGACATATACACATCTTCACCATATGCAGAAAACATGGCAGTATCATCATTCAACATGGAGATATACTTTCTCATGCTCTTTCTGCCTGAAAAAATGTTCTTAAACAACTGTGTAATGACCATCTAGTCCTCACCCCCTTATCTGATCAAGTCTAGGTATTCACTTTTGAATCTACTATAGGTGGCATAAGCTATCATGAAGCCCAGGGCACCATCTATTCTATTTTTGCTTTGGCCCATGACCTTCACTGGCATGATCTGACCGATGTTGTTGGTCTTATATGCCGTATTCCTCAGGCACCATGCATCCACTTCATTGTTATTATAGATCAGGTTTTTGTCTCTTAAGTCTGCCTCCACGATTCTCATTGGGTTAGACAAGGAAGCAAAATCCATGTTGATCCGTTCAAGGACTTCCTCCCCAAAATAATCAGCAATCAACTTTTTAAAATCTTTTGCGTGCCAATTGTCATATCCAATTTTAAAAGGTTGCATCCCATACATTTCATATAGACCATAAAACCACTTCACCACATAGGCAGCATCCACTTCACTACCTGGCACGATGGTTACTAATCCCGCTTTTTCCCATGCCCGATAATCCTTTTTCTCTGGATTCGTTCCATTCTCATCAGATAGAACTTCATCTGCCTTTGACTCAGGAATAAAGTACATCGTAGCTGTATATTTTTTCATGGTTGCAAAATCTACAAATAGTGCCTTAGCATTACAAAGGTCTGTTGTTTCAGCGAAGTCTAGGGCGCCAATATAGCGCATATTTCTAAATTTCTCTAACTCAAAAGTAGCGAGATTAATAATCTGTCCCTCTTGTAACCAGGCATTTGCATTGTTTTGCTTGATATTGAAATCCTTGGCCAGTACAAACGCCCGTTTACTGGTGCTCTCCTTTGCCTCTTCCACCATGGACCTTAAAAAAGAAACCTTCTTTATTTTTCCTAGACCCGGATTGCTCTTTGTCCATGAAGCTTCATCCTGCCATACTTCACTTTCACTATCCTGAGTATACAACCAGATCAACCATCTCGGCCTGTAGGACTCACCTTTCAAAACCTTTCTAGCTTCAATCAACCTGACATCCAAATAACCATCCTGGGTAAAACCTTCGGTAGTCAACTCAAAATATAAAGGCTCATCCTGAGTAGAAAGAGCCTGCCGGATAGGCATTACTGTGGAGTCGTCTTTCATTTCAAAGACTTCATCCACAGCACCGATCCGAATGTTTCGCCCTTCCTTAGCACCTGTTTTGGCTGACAGCTTTCTGATGCTGCCCTTATTTTGTTTGCTGAACTTCCCCTTCTTATTTTTCTGCTTGGGATTACCGAAGAAGATCCCTTTGATATTCTTTTTTGTAACCTTCTCTAGGCTGGCGCTTTCTTCTCTCATGCTGTTGATGGCTTGAAACATCAGATCTGCTTGCTCATAATCGTTACTGCTGCAGAGTATCTTCGTTCCCATCTCACCGCAGAAAAACTCTGCTAGGCAAATAGCGCCGATAAAAGGTGTCTTTCCATTTTTTCTGCCTACTAAAAATAGTACATCCTGGTATTTCCTCACCCATCTGCCTATTTCCTCATCATAGATCTGTATGGCAAACAATGCTTCGATGAAGGCTTTCTGAAACAACTCCAATAAAAAAGGCTTCCCAGCATGGGGCGCCTCAAAATGTTTACATTTTGTCTCTATGAACTTAATTCTTTTATCGGATTCTTCGATATTAAAGCGAATGTTAGGATTTAGAGTGATATCCCCCATGCACATCTCTAACTGGGCCATCAATTCTTTTCCGACGATGATTTCACCGCTTTTACATTTGCGATAGTACGCTTCTAAATACATGGCTTACTCCTATTCAAATTCTTCGAGATCATTGTCTTCATCATCGATATTCTTCCCAAGGATGCTGGACAACTTCGCGATATAATTTAGATAGTTGGCTCTAACCTTCACAATCATCTTGCTCACGGGCAGCTCCTTTTGAAGTGATGGCTCCGTCGGATGAATCTTTACCAGCCCGCTTTTCTTAACTACCTCATTCAGATCGTTTAGCTCTACCCTCAATCTGGCGCACTCCCAAATGGCCCCATCGATCAAAGCCATCTGCTTTTCATCGATACCTTCAAATAAACCTTTAATTCTTTCGTATTCTTTCCCAACTTCCAATATGATCACCGCATTTCTCTTTTTTAGCCTAGATACAATTTAAAAGGATTTATATACCATCATATAGAATGTTGTATTACATTGGCTATGCACATCTAATACTGGCATTAATTGATTCCTTGTACAGGAGGATAAAATTATGGAATATATCCAATTGACTTTGATATTATTTATATACACAGTCCTTATAGGCATTTTCATGAAAGTTGCCAATTATGTGGGTGAAAAACTAGGGATGGGAAAATTTTTTATAAACTTATGGCAAAAAACAAGAAAATCCAAATAAGGCATAGCAAGAGTGAGGTAAATTATATGATAAAACTACATTTTTTCATGTATGGTAGCATGATTTTAGCTACTATGCTTGGAGTATATGCCCAAAGCATCTCTTATTACATAAATAGCAACATAGTAAAAATATCCCCTTTATATTCCTTAACAGTCCTAACCATGATAAGCATACTTCTATATACAGTCCCCCCTATGTTCGCATACAAATTTATTAATAAACAACAAAATGGGGAAGCAAGTTATGTTCCACATATCTATATTAATAGCTTGCTTGGTGTATCCATTTCTGTTTGGTCATTATTTGTTTTGATTATGTGGTGGGGCTAATATATCTATCACTTCATCCTTTACAACTTCCAATATTATCACCCCACTTCTCCATTTCTCAAAAACTCTCCAGGAAAAAGTCAAAATTTCAGTGTGTGTGCAAACAAGGGATACCCTCCGGTCTTTTGAAACTCAATTTTTTGCCTATCAGAGGGGGGTGGAATCTATGGAGCATATTCTGAAAACCACTTATCAATATACCCTCTCCACTCTAGTGATCTATGCTTTCTACCCTCGTCAGCTTCAAGCCGCCTGTAGCACTCTGCTTTATCCACTTCACAGAATATCAGCTCTGCCCGAAGACAATCAGCGAGCTTATCCCTTTCATATTTCTCTGGATATCCACCGATGATGTACGCATCCTGCCACTGCCCATATCTTGTTTTGACCATATCTATCAGCTTATCCCTCACAGCAAACACATTGAATCGTAGGTTGTTAGGTTTGATATACATCGGTTGACCGCTTATACATTCATAAATCCTATCCATGTCTATGATCAAATCCCCATGATGCATCAACTGATTGACCAGGGTTTTCTTTCCGCTTAATGGTGGACCATACACGATATAAACGGATCGTTTGTTATGCCCAAATCGTCTGTGCTCTTTGTTATGGCATTCATGGCATATGATCTCAATCAGCTCCTTGTTGAGAGATATGCTAACATCATGAACATTCTCCGGTGTTAGCTCCTCCTTGTGATGACCAATAAGTTTTGATGTGTCTATGAATATCTTTTGACATTTCTCACATACAGGACCTCTCTCAACAATGATACAGCTCCTAAGGTCTATCCATGCTTTCGATAAATAAAATTGTCTCAATACACCACTGCTCATACTACCACACCTTCGCCTTTTCCATTTCTTTGGTATGCTCGAACCTTTCTCTTTCAAGCGCAAGCTTTTTCTCACTAAGTTCTTTCCTATGCTGGAGCTCTGGATTCTGCAATTGGACTTTTAGTTTTTCAACCCTCAGCTTTTGTTCCTCTGTAGCTGCATCCCAATCATTATGCAGTATATCATCATATTTCTTGATGAGATTCGCCAAGGTCGTCATCGCCCTAGATTGAGAATTTAAGAAATTAGCATACTTATCCCATGCCTGCTGAATCTCGTATTCTTCTTCTCTGTATGTCTCGACCAGCTGTTGAGTACCTTTCGGACCTTTGAGATCTTGCTGCACTTTCACTTTTTTAAGTTCTTTGGTCTTATCATTTTTATCCTTAACAAACATTATCTTTTGCGCTCTGATGATATTGATCCAATGTGTCATTATTTGAGCCCACAAAATTTCTAACTGTGAGCCACCCGCCTCTTCAGCCTCCTTAATAAGATTTCTGGACTCTGTTGGATAGTGCTTCGAATACCATCCATAGGTCCTAGCATTTTGATTTTTTAAAGGAGTTACACCTTTATGTCCTACAGCATTGCTATTTCCTTTTGGCGCTCCACCTTGAGGTTTATATTTTTCTTTCCAGTCATCAGCATTTTTCCAGTACTCAATGTTTTTCTCTTTCTCATCAAGCATGATAGCTATTTCTTTGGTTGTTATTATGCCATGGTGCTCTCTATATATTTCAAAGGCCTTTTCTCTGTTTGGACTTCTACTTCTACCCATAATACCTCCTGATACAATAACTAGGATTTTTTCTAGGGATTAAATCCTTATAAATTTCTAACTTTAAATATTTTCATTGATTCAGTTGAACCGTTTTCTCAAAAAATTTCATCTCTAAAACCCTAGTAATAATTTTTTTACTTTTAGGTATTTTTAGCAATATACCTTTCTATGCTTTATATTTCAATGCCTCAAGGCCATTTTTCTGCTTCAAAATGAATGCAGGGTTTGTATGTAGAATCCTACTTTCAAAATAATATTTTCTTACTTTATATATCATCGATTTTTGACCATCCAATGCAGACCTGTTAAAAAATCCGACTTTCATAGTCAAAAATAATAAAGTACATCATGAGACTCTTATCAAATCATTTAGAGAATCACTGTACTTGTCGTAGGTTTCCTTATCCAGTCCAATATATCTTCTTGTTTCGTCAATACTCCTATGCCCTAACATATCCTTGACCAATGTAATATTAAATTTACTCTCTACATAGATAGAGTACGCATAGGTTTTTCTCATGGAATGAGCAGTGATTTGCTTAAGTCCAAACTCATCACCCGCTTCTTTCAGTATTCTTGTTACCTGATCAACCTCAATGTGATTATTTCTTCCTTTACGAGATGGAAAAAGATACTCATAATCTTTTTTATTCTTGACGTACTTTCTGAGCAGTACTTCCAGGTTATTGATCACCTTTACGGTCCTTGGCTTTAGGTTTTCTTTTCTGATATTTTTACTATTCGCCTTCTTGCCTTCAAGGATCTCAAAGTATCCATTATCTAATGCCATCTTTATATCCCTGACTTTCAGCTTGACGAGATCACCAGCCCTATACCCCGTGGCGATTCCTAAGACAAAGAGCATATAGTTCCTTTCACACTTCAGTTTGAGATAGTCTTGGATATCAAGAATAGATTCCCTATCCTTTATGGGATTTGCAGGTTTCTTCTTACCCATCTTTATATCTCACCTGCCTATAGCCTCGTGCTGGATCAATAGGGCTCATTTCATCACCTTATTTCCGTGACAACACCTTGGCATCATGCAGAACACCTTCGTTCCAACCAGTCTCCCCCATGCACAACCATTGCACTTGCTTCGTAGATACCTCTTTAATATAACGCTGCTCCCCACAATCTCACCTTCTTTTGATAATATAAAAAGCCCCCAAGATCCATATGATCTCAAGAGCTTTTCTTCCACCAGACATTTTTACTTAGTACCATTATATTCCCCTATTTTTGGTTTGTCTGTGGGTTTATCGTGGGTTCTTTGCAGATACCTCACGAATATAGTCATAGGAGTATCCCAACTCATCTGCAATCTCCTTTAGTTTCTTCCCTTGGAAGTCCCGCATATAAACTACCTTGTTATCTAACCCTCTGAGCTCTGAAACCTTCTCCTCCATCTTTCTCTTTGTTTCCTCCAGATGGGCGATTGTTTCCTCATGAAGAAGGATATGACTTTCAATCCTATGTATTCTTTCCAGCGCCTCTAACAAAGGCAGCTGAGCAGACCCACTTGAACCTACCTTTGAATAATCCACTCCCTGAATATCACTGGGTCCATTCAGCTTCGCCAGCTTGATCACTGCTTTTAACTCTGCCCTATACCCATCTAACCTTACTTTCCATGCATCAATCGAATTACACAAATCCATATATGAATCATTTAATCTCATCTATACCCCACCTTTTCTCTCTCACCTTATAAAAAAAGAAAACCCAGGTTTAGCTTACCTGGGCTTCTTGAGCCTCTAACTTATATGTATGTGTCGTCTTACACTTTGGGCATTTTATCTCTATCTCTACCTCTGTTCCTTCAGGGACTCTGCCTAATACCTTATTGCAGTAAACACACCTTATCTCTGTCATTCGCATCCCCCTTCTAAGATTTACCGCTTTATTTAGTATGTAACTCTTACGATCCTCGCTCAATGAGTAATCCATCTTCAATCCATCAGCATCATTCAAAATCACCATTGTTATATTATCAAATCTATTTTTTCTAGCTGCAGCACTAGTGACAACCCTCACTAACGCTACTATCTGATTTTCAATCATCTCTTTTTTGGATTTCTCCAAGTAATAATCCTTCCTTTCGAATCTCTTATAACTTATATTTAGTGCTATTTACTTGTGTTTTAACAGGAATTTCCATCCTTAATATTGAATTAACCTTTAAGGAGGTGATTCTATGGATAAAAGAGAGCAAGCAGTTCTATTAGCTTCTGCCATTTTAAAGAGAACTACCGATGTTGATGTACGCTCTAATTTCAAAGATTCTAATGAAATTGTAGTTCTTTTACAAGATGTTCATGATAAAAAAAACTTTGAAAAAACTATAACATTATCATCATTTGTTAAAATGTTAGAAGAATCTCTATAGCCCATTTGGGCTAGCTTATCTAGCTTAAATGAAAATTTAGTAACTTTGTCCGGTGCCTGCGAATAGTATGTACTAGGACATGGTCCTGAGCATGTTATATTCACCCCGAAATCCACTCCTTAATTGACTACCCTTATTTTCAGGGTAGTTTTTTTGTTCGCTAAGCCTCAATTTAATTATTTTGTAACATCCAACCATTGATATGAATACTATGGACTGGGACAAGGTTCTATGCATGGTTCTATGCATAGTTCTTTGCATTAAGCATTGTCTCAAAATATCATGATTGGAGGGAAATTTATGTCAAATGAAATTTCTGTTAATCAGGTTCTACCTGATACCTGTCAAACCTTAGCACAAGGTGGTTTAACAGTTGGTGAAGTAGGAGCATTTGTGCTTGAAGGTGGAAGTCCCAACACTTTAATTGGTAGAGTAGTATCTTGTGAATCCCAAGGTCCAATTCCATTCATTAGAATTATATTGACTGAAGCCTTTGGATCAATTCCAGTAGGAACTCTAATATCCATCGATGCACGAGATATTGCTGCATTTGGACCTCTCACTGCATAATTTTCATACTAAAGAATCCCTAGCGAGCAAATGCTTCAAGTATCTGCTCGCTTTCTCTTTGCTTTCTTCTGAGAAATAAGTAAACATTATAAATAAAGATTTTTTCGTAAAATCTTATTTTAGCGAAATAACCTTAAAGTCTTCGTCAATAGTAAATCCATACTTATTTGCAATATTCTCAATGAATGCTAAATCGCATTCAGTATACTCTGCCATCTGACATATAGTATCTAGTAGTTCTCTTATATCTTCTTCCATGTTTTAGCACCTCATCAGTTTATAATTCCCTTCTTAGACCTACTTACATTTGAACCATTTTTAAACCGCTTAATCTGCTGATACACTGCTTGATCTGTCATTCCATACATCATCCCAATATCTTTATAGGTAACTCGCTCTTCCCTTAACCTCATCATATTTCTAACATCATCCGCTGTTAGGTTACGATCTCTTGCAGTCGTTTTTGTTTCCCCATCATAAATCCTTCTACTTTTCGTTCTCCTTCTGAATGGATCTTCAAGTGCATTATCCAAATATCTAAAAGAAGTCTCTGCGTTTTCAAATCCATATTGAATTGCTATCCAAAGTGCTGCATAATTCTCTGCTAGGTCAATCATAAACATGTCTATACCTCCTTCAATCATTCTTTGAATATTTAATACATCCTTTTTAACTCATATGTGAGCATTACTGCACTTAGTGGTATTTATATAACTTAACATCACATTTTGGACAAGTAATTAATAATATGTATTGCAAATAGATGGAGCGGGAGTAACTTTCTAAACTTCAGCTATATTTGCAATATTCTGTTAAGGAGTTGGAAACTTTTATGGATGTTAAAGTCAAATTTACGCCAGAGCATGATGAAAAACGCAATATTGCCACTGCTCAAACTCACGTTCATGAATTTTTAGGTAGTACACGCCTTGCTGGACAAATCATACACAATCATCGTTTTGCAGGTGTCACAAGTGAGGTTATTCCACTTCCAGGTGGCAATCACAAACATGCTTTTCTAACAAATACTGATTTTGCTATTGGACATCTTCATGAAATCGGTGGCGAAACTGGACCAGCAATTCCAGTAGGCGGTGGAAAACACGTCCATTTTGTAGAAACGCTAACTACAATTGATCTTGGTCATTCACATCAAGCAGTTTTTGCTACTCTCATAGAAGACCCTATCAGTTAACATTTTATTAACAAGTTACTCCCAAACTAGAGCAGTTTACAAAGTGCTCTAGTTACATAAAGAAATTCTGATGATATAATTTTTCTTTTTTTCATTAGCTCAACTTCTTTAAATACAACTTTACTACCAAAAATCTAGAGTTTATATTTTGCATCATGGAAATTTCTGTATATAGCTGTTATAATTATCCTAGATTAATTTAGAAAGGATAATTTCTTTATGGAAACGTTGATATACTTAATTTTTCCTCCATGGTTCTATTTTTCAGTACTTTATTCATTGAATAAGATCTTGAATTACAAAGCTTGGTTAGTTGGAATTTTGGGAATTATCAAATACAGAATAATACTTATTGCTATGGTGTTAATCACAAGCTTTGTTATCATTTTTAAAGCCGATTCATCACCTTTCGCAAGTCCCGTGTTTTGGGCGTATATGTATCTTTTTTATATACCTGATAATCTTCGCTAATTTACAATTTACTACGAAAACTTAACCATTTATTCACACATAGTTCACACCTTTTTCACAATGGAGTCTTATAATTGATTTATAAGGTTCCCTCCTTATTTATATATGGCTCTCAGCGATGAGAGCCTATTGTGTTTTTTGAGCTCCATTGAATAAAGTCCCCCTGCTATTTGCTCCCGCTGTAAAAATGGCATCCTTCTTTGCAACATGTTCCTTTAGTAAAACTGCAGAAACACTTATCTTCTTTTTTCTGAAGCTTACTGCACTTTTGCATGTACCTGATAAAATCCCAATCTTTTTTCAAATCACATTCCTCCTAACTCACCATCATCCCACTCAGAAATTCGTCAAAAGAGATTTGCTTGCCAATGATCGGCTCTGCCTTTGGATCAATGCGAACTTCGATCTTCTTTCTAGTTTCCGGTATCTTCTGCTCAGTTTTCACTTGTGTAGTTTCTGCCTTAACTACCACCTTAGAAACCTTGGTACCCACGTACTCAACTGCAGCTCCTATACCATATTTCCTTAGAAAGTCCCTAATCATAAAAGCGGTTTTTTCAGTCACTGCTCTGCTGTTGTAGTTGTGAATGTTATATTTCTCCTGCCTTATAGAAACAAACACCCTGCATACGGCCCGATCTGTGTCACTTACCTTTTCATCCACGCATTTTTCAAGGAGCATGCCCTCATGCCATATGACACTGTCATCCTTGAACTGCTGTTTCAACTCTTCCCGCTCTTGCTGATTTAAAGACCGAGTATCCCTGTGATAATCACTCCTCTTTCCGATGTGAAACATTCTTCCACTGATCTCAATATAAAGGTCTTTCCCCTTAAAGAAATTCAAACCCTTTGCCAGTTTCCTTCGATAATCACATTCGTCTCTGTGGTCATGGGTACTGACACACATCCCTTCTCTGCTGCACTGGCGATAGGAGCCACAACATGCAAAACTCATAACCGTTCCCCCTTTATGCCACAGCCCTCATATACATGATTTCAATGGTTCTCTGTGGAATAACCTCTCCGATCCGAAAGTGCAAATGGTTTTTCATTTCCTCCAGCTCATAGTGAACCTCCGCCATGGCTGCCAGTCTATCAAACTCTGCAAAATCTCCATTTAGGTATCTAATAATGCTTTGAACACAATATTGTCTTACTTGATCAGTCATTCTTCCCCACTCCTTCCCCATTGGTTCTTTTGCCTGTGCCTTAACATATTTTCAAGCTCATCGTTTGTATACTCAAAGGTCTTCGCTTCAAAGTTATGGAAGCGATTCGGCGGTTTATTTTTCTGAACACCCTTATCACTCTGCTGCTTTTTCATCTGGTTCTCAAGCATCACGACCTTCTCCCGAAGCTTCCCTGCCGACAGGATATTGTTCTTCCAAAAGGAGTCCTCCTGACACCACAGGATCAACCCCTTTATTTCCTCGATGCTGTATCCCTTGCTGCTGTCTCCACCTATAGGACCAAGCCTGTGAAGCTTCTCCATCTCTGAAATCCATTTGCTATAGGTACTCGTCCCCTTCTCGGGCACACTGGCCCGGGGATTGTTGTCGGTGATCTTCCTGATCAGCAGCTCCGTTAGGGCCACAATAGTTGGCGGATGTTTTTTATCTACTTGAGATTCGTCGGACTTCTTGGAAGTCGGACGTATATCTTTTATCTCTCTGGTAATCTCTGTGTTAATCTCTGGTAACGGTTGGTGCAGATTGCCCCAATCCAATGGGGCATTTTGCCCTAATGACATTGGTGCAGATTGCCCTAATGCATTAGGCGAATTCGCCTTTTGGTTATCATGTTTCTCCATCAACTCATCAAGTTTTTCATAATCGATGGAATACCACTTTGTGCGGTCCCTCTTCATCTCATTGAAATTGTCTGCCAGGAGTATTCCTTCGCTCTCAAGCTTGCTAAAAATCCGCTTTACTGTATCATAGCTCCAGAAAGGAAAGTTCAGAGACTGCCAATCTGCAATTGTGTTATATGTCCAGTGACGATCATTTATGTAGTTCTTGCCTGCCTCTTTGTTGACTTCCAACCAGTAGTGCACTTGCTGGATCACAATGGCTTCATTCACTCCGAAGCAGGTTGCCAAATCCGTATCCACAACAATCGGCTTTTTATTTAATAGATGTTTGCTTCCAGCCAATAGTCCTCACCCCCTATCCATCAAAGAAAATGTATAAATCCCAATACAACACCACATACTAACATTAAGTAGATTACGCCTTTTACCAAACGAAGGCGTTTTTTATGTTTCCGTGAAATATGCCCACGTTCAATATGGGGAATCAATATTTTTTCCATAGCGCCTCCTTTTTTGTCTTGTTCTGTCGAAATTTGCGTGTTACAATGTGGTTATTAATGTGAAACACTAAGTTACCTCATTAACTCGACTCCTTTGGTCCCCCCGACCTGGGAGTCGTCCCCTTTTTTGACTCATATCCATAACCCTTCATTTGGCCATCATAAATGATACAGAATGCTCCTATACTTAGATATAGTGCTTGTGCCCCCTGAACCGTAATGCATTCAAAAGCATTTCTTTTCATCTCAACACCTCCATCCCTATTTCTTGCTTTGAATAGATCAATGAAATGGCAGCTCCGATCACTTCATGAACCTCCTTGGTGATATCATTCCAGCGTGCTTCCTCTTGGTAATCCACCTTGCCATCGCAGGCAATCTCTATCAAATCCTCATTCACATATTTCAAATCCCCAACCTCTTTTTGAAACTTCAACACAGATCTGGACAGGTCGGCCATATGTAATGATGGCAAATATCTTCTTCCTACTTCTGTAGACTGCTGCAAATGCATATATCCAAGCCAATTTGCCTTATATACCTCTACCATACAGCAGACGATATCATCACCAGGCACAGTTTTACCCGTTTCATAGTCTGCCAGCGACCTCACGCTGACATTGATCTGTTCAGCTGCCTTTTCCCTTGTCAAACCTGCATGATTTCTAGCAGAACGATAGATATTTTCCTGTAAAGTATGCATTTAAATCCACGCCCTTTCGCTATATAATGAACACAACAAATCCATTCGGAATCAAACCCATCTTAAAATCCATTTATCAATTTATCTCACCACTTTTAGATGCTTCTGCTATACCAGGAGCATCCTCTTCTTTCTTAGTGTAAAATAGATACATTTTATTCCATATATGTATTGATGATGTTCTCAATCTCCTCAATGACCATAGCCACACCAAGCTCTTGACCTAAGGCAAGCGTCGGATCATCACTCTCACTAGCTACTTCTTGAACAGCCGCTTTACATCTTGCCAAAGCTTCCTGCAACCTCTGAACAACATACTTATCCATCCTATTCAGCTCTCTTTCTCAAAATTTTTATTTGTTATTTGTGACTTATTATTTAAAGGTTTCACCATTTTCTTGTAGAAATATGAAATAAGAAAGTGGTGAAGACGTGCCTAAAACTTATGAGGAATTAGCCACTGAGATTACTATATCCTGGATAAAAGCTGTAGGTGATGGAGTTGCTTCTGGAAAAGTTTCTTGCGATTGGCTCAGAGTGCAACCCATTAAAGATATTTACAATACTGCATATAAGTTGATCTCAGAACCACCTAGCAAGGAGTAACTTTATATCTTTCTAACAGCATAGTGATTTCTAAAATTTGTTTTGCAATTGGTGCAACAAGGTCAAGTGAACCGTTACTCAAACATCTTTGTTGTGCCTGTTGTAAAATGTCTACCTGACTTTCTAAAACTTTTCTACAATCCATAATCCCACCTCGCTTTCATGAAGCATCTATTTAATCCACACCTTTGTCCACAAATCCTTTATAAAACAAAGTGCACGAAGCACTTTTCATATGTATTGAGCTTTAGGAAGATCTTCTTTGTCTTCTGTGTCATCAGGCACGTAACCTAAGGCAGACATGAACTTATCTTGTAAAGCCTGCGCTATTTGCTTTTGTTCTTCTTCAGGAAGGCTGGTTAGCAACTCCCTTTTCCCATCCCTTACAATGTAAGATCTTACGGTTAACTTCTTTCGTGCCATGATATCACCTCAATACATACTATTTTTTAAAACGTGAATGTGTTCGTATCTTTTAGTCGCATCCGTTAAGGACCTATTTGATTAATTAAAGTTATGTTTAGCGCAGCCCCTCATCACTGATATAAAACATCTCCCCAAGCCCCACCCCAAACCGACGGCACACCTTCTCCATCAAGTCAGTACCTGCGCAGTATCTTTGGTTCTCAAGCTTGGATAGATATTCCCTTGTGACACCTAATTCTTGGGCAAAGTTTTCCTGGGTGATTCCACGAAGCTTTCTATACTTTTGAATGTTGTTTTTAATCGGGACTTGATTTGGCATGTTTATCACCTCTGCTCTTCATTATCTATAGCACTACCGATTGGCTCCTGTAGTTAAATCATATTTTTATACCTCATTTCGTGGTATTGCAATCTAAAAAAATATCTGGAAATAGTTCTATCATACTTCGCTTATACTCTTCCTGAAATTTTCTCATTAATCGTATGCTTGGATTCTTAGCATTTCTCTCTATTTCGCTTAAGTATTGCTGAGAAATTCCTAAACGAATTGCAATTTCCTCTTGTTTCTTATCACCTCTTAACGTTATTAACAACTCTCTCAAGCCATTCTTCTCCTTTCACCCCGTTTTGCAGTATTTTAAATATATATTATACTGCTTTTTGTGGTATGTCAATAATTTTTACTGCATTTACTTGTATTTATTTTTATATACTGCTATTTGCAGTACAATATTACTATATTATAGTAGGGGGATATCTTCATGAATAGAATGAAAGACTTAAGAAATGAAGCGAAATTAACTCAAGAACAGTTAGCCAATACATTAAGTTTGTCCCAGCAGGCAATAAGTGGTTATGAAAATGGCGCTAGGTTTCCTGACCAAGATACCCTAGAAAAAATCGCTGACTTTTTTGATGTATCCATTGATTACCTCTTGGGAAGATCGGATACAAGAAATCCCTATTCAGAAGAAAAGAATAAGTCTGTAGAAAAGAAACACGGCATCACCACCAAAGCCTATCACAATCTAGATGTAGGCGGCTTATCCGAAGAAGATATCCAAGCAGTTGAAGCAATCATTGAGCAATTAAAAAAGAAATACAATTCTGATGGAACATTAAAGACAAAGGATTAATTTTAATGCTAATTATATTTTTAGGGGGAGATTGTAATCAGCAGATTATATGTAATTTTAGGAAACGGATTTTCAATTGACTTAATGTCCAGATTAGGCCTTAGTGAGACAATCAATCTTCGGAACCTCTTTTGCAAGGGCGCAGAAGTTCCATGGCCAAATACAATTAACAATGGATTTTTGTCATATAAACACTGTCAAGCTTTATGGACTCTTGGAGCACGTACGACTATGAAAAATGAAGATGCAAAAAATTTAATTGAGGATATTATTACCTGTATTAATGTTTATAATCTATCTAGGTTGAATAGTCTAGAAAATCCAGACGGGCATTACCCAAGACGAGATGCTTCGAATAATATTTATATACAAGCCTACGGGGAACTATCGACATATTTGAGGTATTTATTCATATACTATAATTCAAAAGTAGATGATGATAAATTAAAATCAGTTACCTTTCCTTTTATTGAATACATAAAGAATGCCCTGCAGCAATATGATGAAATAATACTAATAACTTATAATTATGATATTTGGTTGGAACGTTTACTGATGCTAAATGACTTGGAATTTAACATTGAAGGCTTTGAAGACAAGCCTAGTAAGATAAAAATAATCAAGCCTCACGGTTCTATTAGCTTTACATGTACTGCTAAAGTAAGGGGCCCATTTGAAGTTAGAACTTCTGAGTTTGATTATATTACGCAAGACATTGGTCAATTTAATTTAAAGTACGACCTAGCTGGTGATTATCCTATTATTAATGCAATTATTCCTCCTGCTGGTGACTCAAATAGATTCAGTATGAGCTGGGTCAAAACATTGCGTCAAAAGGTAAGCGAAAAGATTCAACTCTCAGACAGTAGGGATAAAATGATCATATTTGGTATTTCTTATTGGCATGTTGATCGTGCTGAAATTGATGAGATTCTAACTCAGGTTAATCCTCTAATTGAGATGACATTAATTAACCCTACTCCCCCTACTTGTTTTGATGCTGTGTTGACTAGCTTGTTTAAAAACTATGTACATTACCCGAATACTGATTTATTGGAGGTGAATTTGTAATGACTGGTAGAAAAAGATATGGCCGTAAGACTACAGGTATCACAATTTCCATTTTCTACGAACATCATCAACTGGACAAATTCAATTTTGATGCTCCTTACCAAAGAGATTATAATGTCTGGGATGCTAATCAAAAATCATTTTTAATTGACTCAATTATGAAAAACTTTCCTATGCCTCCTATTTTTCTAGAGCAAAAAATCAATCCGGGGACAGGTATTACAAAATATGATGTGATTGATGGAAAGCAACGATTAACTGCAATTATAGATTTCATCGAAAATAAAATTGCGTTGCCCGGATCTTTTGGTGATGACGAATACGGACATGCAATTATGGCGAATAAAACTTTTAATCAACTACAAGAAATAAGTAATGATAATGAAGAAATAAAGGACTTCATTTCTGATTTTTGGAGCTATGTAATAAGTATAGAATATATCGAGAATCCAGATGTAAAAATAGTTGATAATATTTTCGATAGATTAAACAGGGGTGGGGAAAGATTAAATAATCAAGAATTAAGAAAAGCAAATTATTATGATAATATAATTTATCAACATATAGAAGAATTAAAGAAAGATGAATTTCTATCAGATATTTTGAGAAATTTAAATAAAAACAGATTAGAAGATGCAAGTTTTATTACAGAAATATATTTACTAGTTGCTACGGGCAGTGTAATCGATGGAACAGAACCTCAAATAGATAAGTATTTTAGGCAACTTGTTGAAGAGATAGATGAGGATAAATCCAATAGCATCGTCACTGCAATTCACCATATTAAAGAAATAGCCAAGGAATTCGACTTAGATTACGATAAATATCATATTAGAGGAGTTAGCCATTTGTATGCAATTTGGTATCTAGCATACTATATGTATATAAATCACATTGCACCCGATGAGAAGTTTAACAATAAATTAAATCAATTTTATTTAAATCTTAGGGAATCGCGTGATGACCACAATGTAGCCGAATATCATAAATCTATGCAATCTGCTAGTAAATTTAGACACTCTCGAAGAAAGAGAGTTACAGCACTACTAAATTATTTTAATTTTGATTTTGTTGAAAAAACCATTTAGTTTCTTAAAACAATGCAAACCTAATTGGCAAGAAAACACATAATACTGCGGTCTTAAATCAATCTTTTCCATATTTAATTACAAGTATAAAATATAAAGGACAGTTCGCAGTGTCGTCAAAATACATTTAGAACTTTCTCCTCAAGAAAAAACAGGCTATTTTTTAGCCTGTTTTATATTAATTTTCCTTTTTTAATTAAAAACTGATATGCCTTTGGCAGAGTACTATTATTCAAGAATTCTTCATGACACCGATAAAAGTTAGCGGCAAATTCCCTGATACGATCGTCAACTTTACTCAATGCTCTGAAACTCTGCAAATCGAATTTTTCGCCATCAAATATGGCTTCAATAAATCGGTTAGAGCTTATTCCATTTTTTAAGAGCATGTCAAATAAAACTTTTCCTTTAAAGTTCTTTCTCAAATACTCTTCGATATCCTCAATCTCGTCTATTGGATTAATGTAGCTTGTTGACATTACTATGACTGAGTATTCCGTATCGTTCACTTTTTCAATTTGAAAAGCTTTCATGGAATCACCCTCTTAATTTATTTTATATGATATATCCATACGTTCGCTCTATATGATCTAGAACTTCGTGTATAATAAGATCGGCATCCTCACGTTTTTCAACAATCGTAGTTGAAGCATCCATTGCATCCGTATGAAATAAATTATGCCGATTATTTGCGTAGTACGTATAGCTTTCTTCAATTGCTCTTGCCGTGTTGGTGCAACTAATAAAAGTTTGGCCTGGTTTTAAGCTATATATACCTGTTGCACGGTCTTTATTGAAATAGCTGGTTTTCTTGGTTTTACCATCTATAGGATCTATATATGTATATGCGAAACCATCTTTGTTATTGATTGTGATACCCTGAGAACTAAATAGCTTTTTTACATACCCTTCCAAAGCTCGCAGTGCAGGAAAAGCATAGCTGGAGTAGTCCTGTAGAGGAATATCAATTTTTCTTAGCACTAGTGCAGATGAAAGTATTTTTAATAAGTTTTCATCTAAATTCACATAGGCCTTCGGCAGATAGCGCTTTAATTCATCATTGATATCTTCATGTTTTATTTCTACCTTAAAGAATTGTGCTTGCTGTTGAATCAGCTGTTCAGTTGTAGTGGCTGACATTCCAGAAAGCAAACAATTTACTTCATGGTACAGTTTCATTGCCTTACCTTGAAACATAAATGTATTTGTACTATTATAATACGTAATTGTGATTTTGTCACCTATCTTACTCACATACTGATACATTTCACTTTTTTGCGTCTCGTTTGCCTTACGATTTACCTGCTGTACCCCTTGATCTTCCATAGTACCTAAATATTCAGTGATAAGATCAAAATTTTCTCTTGAAAGCTTCATACAATAGTCTGACTGTTGAACATCTTTATATTCAGCTTTTTCACAGATATGGTCGGCAATCTTTAAAGAATGTTCTTTCATAGACCCAGAACCCACTGGTCCAACTGTAGTTTTTCCACTCTTCTTGTAATACAAATCGATTTCTATTTTACCACATTTTGTATTTATTGTATATCTATTTTGATTCGTTTGAGGATTTAATACATCGGGACCCGACAACTCATAATCACCTTCGAAGTTATCATTGCAATACTCGTGTATCCACAGCTCAATATTATTCCGATCTAAATGCAAATCCTGATATTTACTCTTTACCATACTTATCCCCCTGTTCCTACTCTTTAATCGTTATCTTGTAGTTTTCAGTTTCTGTCTCCACATGCCAGCACAACTCACAGTTTAGTACATCAAGAATCAGGTCAAAAGACTTAATTTCTTTGAGTGTCTTTTTTTTCTTTTTCAATTCCTGTTTAAATTTCTTATTAATCTCTTCAATGCTTAAAACATTTTCACCAATTAATATGTTTAAAACAGGTTTGAACTTACCATTTTTTACTATGGTCTTTTCAAAATTAATATTTTTTTCTATTAATACCTTCTCTTCTTTAATCACATTGTCTACTTTTCCCAGTATCGCTTGTTTCGCAAGTATATCTGCCTCTTCATTATATTCAACGCCAGTATGAGCTTCCACTTTTATAAACTTTACGTCTAGTTTTTGGGATATTTTATCATAAAACTCTTTATATCTTTTTGTTCCCAGCTTTTTAGCCTGCCATGTCCCCGTACACCATTTTTCAATACCCTCATAATCATAATACAGATATAATATTTTAGCTTTACTTTTTACCGCATGATTCATCGCAATGACAGCACCTTTTATTTCTCCTGCAACATTTCTCATATCCAGAAGATCTTTTTCTTCTCCTTTTTCACTGAAGACTGTTTTTTCACCATGATACCAAATAACTACACCTGATCCATACGCCTTTTTTGAATCATCATAGCTACCATCAACGTATGCTATCATTTCATCATCATTTAGTTGATGGATTTCTTTCTCTTCCGCTGCTGATACAGCTATTCCCAAGTAGGCTTCCGCAGCTCTTCTATCGGCAAAGCCTTTATATTCGGCTCCCGAATATCCTCTAATCTGTTTCTCGCATTCAGCCCAGCTCAAGAATATACCAGTTTTTCTCCCCTGTCTGATTGCATAGAACTTTTTGCTTTTCTCTGCCATTTGTTTGTTCCCTCCCTGCTCATCTTATGATTTATCAATATCCTTTTACTTAATAATACGTAAATTTTCTAGTGGTTGTCATACAGTGCAGTAGTATTTATTTTAATAGTTTTATATTTACCGCCACAGGTCCTTTCTCTGTCTGCTCCAGCTTGAATTCCACCTCACAAGACTCACAAACATTTATTTGTTGTGGTTTCATAATCTTACTAATATGGAAAAAGCATTTGCCAATATCAGGAGCAGTTATAAATCCATATCCCTTGTCTGATAAATACTTTGTAACAGTCCCTCTGTAAATTTCCTGTTTAGGACATCCTACCAGCTTCTCGAGGATAGTTTCATCATCCCTGGTAATCTCCAGTTCTTCTATTTGACTAGAAATACTTTGAATTAGCTCGACAGCTTCCGTAAAGGCACCTGAATACTTTTTACCGTACAATTCAATAGCCTTTTCCAGCTCAGATTTTGCCTTATAGTATAACTTTGCTTTATGATAAATTTCTGCAAGTAAGAAATGGTTTTTATGGTTGCTATGGGATGCTTTTATCGCGTTTAATGCATACTGATAGCTTTCACCCAACATGTTCTTTTCCAGATATATCTGAGAAATATCTCGATATAAGTAATCTTTTTTTCTAGAGCCTAGAAGATCAAGATATATTTTGAGGGCCTCATCGTATTTCTTAAGGTTATATAAAATACTGGCTCTTAGTTCTTTTACATAATATGTATTTTTTACACCTCTGATTATTTCAAGGGCTTCATTATATCTGCCTTTGCCAAACAAGGCTTTTCCAAGTGAATACTTGTAGTCGTCATTTCTACTGTCTATCTCAAGGGCTCTTACTAATGATTCGATAGCGTCATCCCATTTTTGACGTTCGATAAGCATTTTACCTTTCTGATAGCATACATCTGCATAGGTAGATTTTTCACGCTCTTGAGATTCCACAGGGAGATTACTCCAGATCTTTTCACAGTCATTAAATTCTCGCAGTGCATCCCAAAACTCTGGGGATTTCATCCGATACATACTGCCACAGCATTGCGAAAGCGCATACCCCAGCCGATATTTAGCCTTCAGATATTTAGGCTTTTTCTCAACTGCACTTTTAAACCAGTCTATTGATTCTCTCCATTTTTTTTGTGAATAGTATTGGTATCCTATCATATAATCCCATTTTGCATTAAGATCTTCACAGGCAGAAATTTTTTTGAAGGTTTCTGCTGCCAACTCGAATTTTTGAAGTCTTGACTGACACCATCCGATTTTTTTTAATACCTCCAAGTTTTCAGTGTCATCGCATAATAACTCTTCATATCCTCTTAATGCACTATCCCAATCATTTTGGGTTTCAAAGTCCTGTTCGATTTTGTGAATAGATTCCAAGACATCCAAAGTGATTCCCCCTTTTAGGACAATATCTAATTTTTATTTTACATAATTCGGAAATTAATTTGTGTCATATTTTGTCACAATAAAAACTTTTTTCTACAAATTTCTCATTTGTTTATACACGGGAGATTTTAGCCTTCCTGCTATGACGGTTCAACTCCAGACTCTATAACTTAAGATTCTTAGTGTATTCTTCTTTTTCATTACTCGTGCATCATTTTTTTGCTATAATAAAGGTTGTTAATTAAATTAAAATATGTAAGTACACTTGATTCCCTTTATATTGAAAATATTATTTAAGACGGAGGACAGCATCCATGAAAGAAAATTATCTGAACAGTATTTTTCAGTTTTTCTACTACCTGACTGCAGACAATCTTGAGGTTTCCCTAGTGGATCCAAACGGGGACCATGTAATTGAAAATACACATATATACAATACAAAGATGGAAACAGTTATTCATACATATGGAAAGGTCGCTTCCAACTGGGAGCTTGAGGATATTGCCAACTTTGTGAGGGAGACTGGTAGAACCTCTTCTGACAAGACACATGTACTGGCCATTGGGGAGCAGATTGAGGATGGTAGGTATATTGTTTTTTGCTGTGATCCAAGGATGGCTGGAGAAGTGATTGTCCGTGAGCTCTGTGGTATCATCAGGGAAATGGGTGGTCGGGTTGACAGTCTTGATTCTTACAGGGCATGTGCAGACGAGATTCTTTCGAATCTTTTTTATCGTTATAACGTTACTGAAGATATTACGCGCCCCCGTCATTTCGGTGGCCAGTTAATCCTTAATATGTCTTTAGCCACTCTTTTGATGGACAAGTATCGTAAATCGAAGACTGTAAAAAAAATTACAAAGTCACTTCTGTCAGATTTTCTCAATGTCACACCTCTGGTAGCATCGACCGGACTTGATGAACAGGATGTTCTAACTGCATGTTACATCCTTGAATCGATTGTTGGTGTTGTGGTTTCAACCCCTCAAAATCCACCTGCATCTAGTATCTTGCCTATTGAAGAATATGATTTTTATGACATCCTGTGTTCAAAAGATGATTTTGGAACAGTTCATGCCTTGAAATCGGCTATTACACTTGGAACAACTGAGTATTTCGCAGTATCGGTACTAAACGGACTTGGTAAGACATTGAAAAAAAATTCGTCTGGGAAAAGAACCTATCAGCTTGCATCAGAAACATTTGAAAGTCCCTCTCTCGACTTCAGTGTCGGTAGCACTGTTTCTGAACTCCTGTTGGGCAACATGTACTCTGGTTCGGCTGATAAGGTATGTCCCGGGCTTGTTGAACTCATTTCGGGAACGGATAAGGATAACGCCTCCATTCCTTCACCCGTAAAACTTCCCAAACTGCTGGACTGGTATCATGGTTATGGTTCATATATGGTACCGACGTTTTCCGTGATGGACGAAATCATGGAAAAATACCTTTCCCTATATGACCGTTAAAACAGCTTTAAGTATATTTCCATGTCATTTTATAAATTATAATTCATATATCCTGTAAATGTGAGGTACAAGTTACGAACTTCAAATACCAAAGGCAGGTGTCTAAATTGGCGGATGTTTTCACAAAGGAAAAGCGTAGTGAGGTTATGGCTAGGATCAGAAGCAAGGATACAAAGATAGAAGTTCTTGTCAGGAAGTGGCTTTTCTCCCATGGATATAGATTCAGAAAAAATGACAAGCGATACCCGGGTAAACCTGATATCGTCCTTCCAAAATATAAGATTGCCATTTTCGTCCATGGCTGCTTCTGGCATGGACATGAGGATTGCAAGCTTGCAACCATTCCCAAGACCAGAACCGAATTCTGGGTGGAAAAGATTAATAAAAATTTGGAACGCGACAGCGCAAATATTGAATCATTGAGAACCATGGGCTGGAAGGTCATCATCTTGTGGGAGTGCGAACTAAGAAAAAATCCTGAACTGCTTCTATCAAATCTAGTATCACAACTTCATTAACTCACAGAAATTATAAATGCAATTCGGTATTCATCTCCATATAAAAACAGGAGTACCTCCATCGATACTCCTTCACATATTGCTATATTTCTATTCCTCAGGCTCGTAGTCATAGGCACGTAGCCTCTCAAAACATATCCCTATTTCCTCTTCTGTAAAAAGCTCTCGAAACTCTTTCCTTATGACATGAGCTTCCACAGTCAGATCCAGTCTTCCGCACATCTGAAGTTGTACGAAACCTTCAGAAACCACATCTTTTAAGATCAAAGTTCTGGCCGTTTCCAGTCCTCCCTTTTCACTAAGCATCTGAAGGAATCTTGCTGCATTGTAACCGCAATCCCGCTTGGCTTCCAGATAAATGTTCTTCATTGCCTTGTCAAAATCTTTCACAAGATCCATAGTATCCCCCCGCTATTTATTCCACCACTTCCTCTGAAGCAAAGTGTGGCTTTATTCTTTCTCTGAAGTTTTCCGTTCCGTATCTTCCATATTGCCTCATGGCCTCATATGTATCAATGCAAAAGGCCCTTATCTGTCCAAGTTCAGGAAGATCTTCAATATCCACGTATCCGATGTCTTCTACAGGCTGATCTGTTACTCCCGGAAATATTAGTGCATTTCTCACTTTCATGGCACTCTTTTTATGCATTGAAAAATAATAGTAGAACTGTTTTACAAGGTCATGCCAGCCGGGCAGGTTGCGATTGACATCATAGTACTTTGCATCTAGAATATAGAGAATTTCATCTTCCACATATAGTAGGTCCGGTCGCTGTGAAATTGATTTTTCCAAACTAGAGTTCCATCTGGGTTTTGGGATGAAATTTGACAGGTCCTTATATCGATTTAAAAATACATGTCCACATATTTTTTCCCATACATAGTGAAAGTATGGAGTTGCAAGTGTACTAAGCTTAATTCTTTCATCGTCTTCTCCCGAACCGATTATGAATTCCATTAGAATATTTATAAGTTTCATTTCTCTATCCACAAAAGTATCTTCCAGTTCTCGCTGCAGTATGTATCTAGCAACATATCGGTCGCAAGGCATTTCTGCAATGAAGCCGCTAGTATCCATCTTCTCCCACCCCAGAATCCATCCATACTTCTCGTAGCTCCTTTGAACCGCATACATATGAAGCTGATAGAGAAGATTGTTATAATCGATTCTGGACCGCCTTGTAAGAACATCCGGGTATATGGGAGAACCCTTTGAAAAGAGGGGTGTCATTTTTCGAACAGTTCTAGGCCAATCGATATTTGCTCCATGACTACTTCTATGAGACCTGATTTCCTTTCGAATATACCCATTATTTTCGTAGTCACTGATTAGCCAGATAGCTGCAGCTATTCCCTCTGGATCTGCTTCCTCAGGGTTTCCAAGAAGTTCCTTTTCTTCCTCCTCCAGTTCTTCTTCACTTCTGTATCTTGCAAGAGTTTCTGCAAGTGTTCTAACATGGAGTTCAAGTTGCTCATCTTCATCCGGTAATTTATATCCCTTTGGAAATACAACGAGAATATGGTTTCCCTTTATTAGAAAGCCAGTAACATTAAAAGAAAAACTCACACCCTTTTTTCTGCATATGTTTTTTTCGAAAAATACTGGATCAAGAATTTCACTATACAGCTTAGTTGAATATTCAACTAGTTCAACAAAACATCTCTGTCTTAACGTATAATTACTCATCTTCATCCAATCCTTCATCCGGTTCAGCAATATTCTCAGGAGATTCTTCCTCATGCACCGCTAAACCGCCAGTTGATGTACCATCTGCTATTTCTGCATCCATACTCCCTAATTCAGGAGTAGTAACTCCTCCAGCAGTAGGCACTCCACCTGATGCTTCACTCACCGTCTCAAATTCAACATCAAATACAAAAATTTTCTTTCCTGCTGAATACCACTCCACAAGCTTCGAATATGTAGTGATTTCTCCATTGAAAAAGCTATTGCGATAGTGTCTCACCACATCATCCCACAAATATATTAGTAGTTTAGACTGGATATTCTCCGGATCTTCAACTTCCCTTGATTTCATAAAGTACTGGCCAATATGTCTATCCTCATTTATCTTCAAGTCTCCTAGATGCTTATTTATTGCCTTGATTAGGTTCTTCCATTTCACTTTCTTTCCGTTATAAGAAACTAGTTCATCTTCGTGTGAAAACCCATCTACTTTAATAGGCATATACTTGAAGTGCCATCTTCGCTTGAAGGCCGAATCCATCACAAATACTCCCTGGTCTGCACTGTTCATGGTTGCTACTATATTTAAATTTGCTGGAATAAATAGCTTGTCTTCCGGAAGCGTATAGCCAAACACACCAAGGCTCCTCTTTAGATATTTAAGCAATTCCGGATCGGGATTAATAGAATATTCGCTTTTGCCTGTCTCGTCTCTGTCAAGAAGTTGAAAGATATCCCCAAATACGGCTGGTGCATTAGCTCTGTTCAACTCTTCGATCAAAAGAGTATGAACCTTTTGCGGTTGCTCAAGTGCAGCAATAATTGCCTGCGTAAACGGTCCGGGTACAAACTGATAGTCAATCACAGGCTCCCTCCTACCACTATCGACACCATCATACGAAGTTAGTAAATCTGGAATTTCCTTGTAGAGGGGAACTGGTTTATAACTTCCTACAAAATCATAGTACGTATATTCAGGGTGAAATGTAACACGAATAACATTCCTATACCGAGTATTCAAATAGTGACTCTTTCCTGTTCCTGGTGCTCCATAAACTATCTGGTTAATACCTATCTCTCCTATTGCAGATGGAAAGTCCGTTATTTCAGGTGTTGCCGGGGTTGCCTCACTAATCTCTAGTAATTCCTGTGATGCGCCGAAAAGCAATGTATCGCTTGCAAACGCATAGGCAATCTGAGCGATGTATGCCTGAGTAACATGCACCAGTTTTAAAATATTAAGTACTGGTGATACGTAATAGTCTCCTCTATCAATAGTTTTTGATCCTTCCCACCATCCATAATCTCTCATGAATCTTCTAAAATAATTCCTTGATATATCATTATCAAAATAATTCTCGATAGCATCATCTATATCAGTTGGAATTGCTCCTGATTCCTCCTTGAGTTCTTTAACTATATCCTTCAGCTCACTCCTAGTATATCTTGTATCTCCTACAATATCATTATAGGCATTCTTATATTTAATTAGCTCAGCCACAAATTCCGTTGTATATGTAGCCACATAAAACCACTGATTTGGTATATAAATTTTTAGCCCAGTATTAGTAGTAATTAAAGCAGAATTATTCAGATATTCTATACTCTCAGAAGAGTTTTCCACATATGCCCTGTACCCACTCCTAAAACTCTCAGTTAAAGCAAGCTCTTTATTCCCATATCTTCCATATTTTTCACTAGCGCTTCGAACAAGTTCCCCTAGATCCTTCAAAACCATCCCATTACCTCCTCGAATAATCACATATTTGTTTTTTTCGTACTATTAAAATCAACCGAACATGTTTTCTTATTTTTAAAATTATGGTATTATAATGTCAGTAGACACAAGGAGTGATAATATTGCCAGTTTCAGACATCATAAAAACAAAAAAATCATTTTTCAATATGACCAACAAGGAATTCGCTGATGCCTTAGGACTTGGCCGCGATGGTCAAAATATAGTTTCAGCATTGGAAAAAAGTACTCTTGATTCTGTTCAGGATGTACTTGATCGTATACATAGTTTCCCAAACACTCATCCATTTCCAGGCTTAGCTGAAGGTGAGGAAAGATTCACCTTCATTGATCTCTTCTGTGGTATAGGTGGTATCAGATTACCCTTTCAGCAATTGGGTGGTAGAAGCGTCTTTAGCTCGGAGATAGACAAGTTTGCCGCCAAAACATATTTCGCAAACTATGGTGAACAACCTCATGGCGATATAACAGCCATCCCTTCGGAAAATATACCAGAACATGACATATTACTTGCAGGTTTTCCATGCCAGCCTTTCTCACAGGCAGGACTTGGCCGCGGCTTTGAGGATACTCGCGGTACTCTGTTTTTCGAGATCGAAAGAATCATCGATGCACGACGTCCTAAAGCTTTTCTTCTTGAAAATGTAAAAAGGCTATTTACTCATGATGGTGGCAACACCTTTAGAATTATTTGTGAGCATCTTGACGCTCTCCGCTATACAGTATTCTCCAGAGTTCTGAGAGCAGCTGATTATGGTGTCCCTCAGAACAGGGAACGTATCTATATAGTTGGATTTGATCGAGACCATATTGACAATCCTGACCAGTTTAACTTTGACTTCCCTGATCCACTAGGAATTCCTACAAGAGTTGGAGACATACTTGATGAAACAGTGGATGAAAAATATACAATCAGTGACCTCCTATGGGAAGGACATCTTCGCAGAAGAGAAGAACATCGTGAACGAGGAAATGGTTTTGGATATTCACTCTTCAATGCGGATAGCCCCTATACCAATACCATCAGCGCCCGCTATTACAAGGATGGCAGTGAGATTCTCATTGATCAGGGAGAAGGTCGTAATCCCCGCAAGCTGACACCGAGGGAATGTAGACGTCTGCAGGGATTCCCAGAGGAGTTTATTATTCCAGTCTCGGATCCACAAGCCTACAAGCAGTTCGGTAATTCGGTGGCGGTTCCAGTTGTTGATGCCATTGCTAGAAGAATGATACAAACTATGACTGATCACCAGATGATTCCATAATTCACTACTCAAAACTCACGGCATATTCCGTGAGTTTTTTTATGTCTTCATATTTCCTTACATTTTTTTACTGGTAGTAATATTCTAACAATATTTGACTCTATGTGCAATCTTATGCCACATTTCCATGTAAAATTTTGTCTTTAAATTTCCATGATATAGCAGTATAATAAGAACATACATTCGCAATTAAGGAGGGGTGATTATATATTGATTGAAACTTCAAAACTTGAAAACATTATCTCAAAGTGCGGAATTATATTGGAATTCCGCACTCTTCCAGATTCGACTCTTGGATATTATTTTTTTGACGGGAATTATTATATGATTTTAATAGATGACCGGATAAGAAACTTGGAAAAGCTTTACCGTACAGTTCTTGCAGAAGAGATTGGGCATTATAGAACCACTATAGGAGATATTACACCAAGAAAATATATGTGCTATGGTGATCGATTAGAGGTCGATAAAAAAGAAGTTGCCGCGCTAAGGTGGGCTGTGGATTTTTTAATACCTACAGAAATGCTTTTGGATGCAATAAAAAACAAGTTTGTTAGAAACTTGTCCGAGATGGCTGATCATTTTGTTGTAACTGAGCAGTTTGTCATGCACAAGCTTGAATTCATGGCAAGAAAGCAATCTATATGGAAGATAGATGATCAGAAGAGTCTTTGTCTGATGAATCTGCCATCCGTTTTTATCTACCAACAAACTTTAATTAGTAATATGTAGATTTTAATTCAATACCTAAGGGGGAACTGAGTTATGACAAACGATGCGCTTGAGAGAGCGAAAGAAGGGTCTGTTGAAATACTTTTAAAAACAAGGTATCAGTTTTGGTTCTTGTTATCATTACTATTAACTGCATTTTTCAGGTGTCAATTTCCATTAGAAATGGAGCAAATCGTAAGTCACTTTCAAACATTATTTTCTTCGTATGTTTTAAAATTGATTACAGTTGAACTTAATACTTTAATTGCTATAATTAAATTTCTTAAATTCGTTTATCTTATAGGTTACGTTTTGTGCTTCATATGCATTTTTTCTTTATTCTTTGAAAAAATCTTTCATAAAAATACTATGAAGTCTCTTTTTGAAGTGTTCTTTGACAGAATGGTAATCTTACCAGTAAATATAATTGTTACTGTGTTATTAGTTAATTTTATCTGCCAGGATAAGGATAATCGTATAGTTGTTAGCAACCTCTTTAACATGATTTTTAATGAAGGCGGAATAGCTATCTTCCTTATTCTAATGACCTTAGGACTTTATGTTTTTGGATTAGTAATGCATATACTCAATGTTAATAAGGACAATTAATCATTCAGTTTAATAAAGCACCTCGACACACAAATAGATTTAATATCTTTCTATTCAATAATTTGATATTCGTATTAAACAGACAACAATATCTATCTCAAAATATTAGAGTCTGCATTGCAGACTCTAATATTTTCTTAATTAATGTTTTTGTTATTATTACACATACTATATTCATAAGAATTATCTTTCTATACTATACTCATGCACATCGACAAAATTAGTGGTTGGTGTGCTCTTTTTGTCATAATTATAATTGTTAATTACATCCCCATTGTAAATATTTAAGACACAGTTTGGATTTTCTAGCAATGATGCTATTGTTCCACTTAGAGAAGTATTATTTCTTCTAGCTACAGTCTCAAGTCTATTTCGAACATCTGGCTTTAATCTAACCATAGTTGGGATTCTTTCTTGTTTTTCCATTTTGATCACCTCCTAAGATTATTTTGCTCATTTTTTCTAACTATATTCGCATAGTGTAACAGTTTGTTTCATTTTGTATCATTACTTTTCATTTTAATGTTGGAATAACACCCCAAGCATAAATCTAAGTAAATTTGAGCTTTTATTCGATTCTTCAAAATATACATTTACCTAGAAAATTTGAAAATAACTGTTAATATAATAGATTTTCTTTTTCCCTCCCGCTATAATTGTATTAGACAAAACATAAAGAAGGTGATACGATGCAAACTGCAGCTCTATACATAAGGGTAAGTACCGATGAGCAAACAGAATACAGCCCAGATGCCCAGAAAAAAGCCCTGCTGGACTATGCGAAGAAGAATAGAGTCCTTGTACCTTCTGAATATATTTTTATCGACGAAGGTATCTCTGGCCGTAAAGCTGAAAAAAGACCTGCTTTTATGGAAATGATCAAGCTGGCCAAGAAAAAGCCGAAGCCTTTCGATATGATTTTGGTTCATAAATTTGACCGTTTTTCTCGTTCCAGGGAAGATAGCGTTGTATATAAATCACTACTCAGAAAAGATTGTGGTATCAAGGTCATAAGCATTACGGAGCAGATCGAGGACGATAAGTTTTCTATTATTCTTGAGTCCATGTTGGAAGCCATGGCAGAGTACTACTCTCTCAACTTATCCGATGAAGTAAAGAAAGGCATGACGGAAAAGGCCAAACGCGGTGGTCTTCAAAATGCTGCCTCCTATGGCTATGAAATATTGGAAAAGGGAAAGTTGACTATCGTAGAAAACGAAGCCAAGATTGTCAGATATATATATGATCAATTCCTCAATCACGACGAAAGTTTTTATAGGATCGCTAAGAAGATTAATGAGATGGGTGCAATGACAAAGCGTGGGAAACCATTTGATAATAGGGGTGTTGAGTATATACTTAGAAATCCTGTGTATATAGGGAAATTGCGTTGGACCCCTACCGGAAGAATACGGCGAGATTTTGATAATGATGATACATTGATCGTGGACGCTGAACACGAGCCACTCGTTTCAGAAGAAATATTTGAAGCTGCACAAGAAAAAATACGAACACGTAAAAAAATGTATAGGCCCAACCAAAAACCTCTCGATGAGTGTAAACACTGGTTATCCGGTTTAGTCCGCTGCAGTAATTGTGATGCGACCCTAGTATATACTGCAGTAAGAGCACCTAGCTTTCAATGCAAAGGTTATGCTTCAGGTCGATGCAAAGTTTCCCACAGCATAACAGTTAAAAAGATTGAAGAATCGGTCCTTGATGAACTCCTTAGATTGACAAAGAGCTTAAACGCTAAGGGTTATAATATTAAGTCCAATAGCAACGCTGATCTTGAAATCGAATCATTGGAGAAGCAGCTGGATAAAATTAAGGGTAAGCTCGATAGGGCAAAGCAGGCATTTTTAGCTGAGATTGATACGCTGCATGAGTATAAGCTAAATAAGGAGCTCCTACAAAGAGAAGAATCAGATATAAAAGCAAGAATAGCTGAGCTGAAGAGTGCTGATCAAAAGACTGATATGGATGCGTTTAGAAAAAAGGCAGGGGTTGTGTACGCATTGCTTACTTCAGAAGATGTGTCAATGATCGAAAAGCAAAAGGCTATTCGCTCCATGGTTTCAAGAATAGTATTCGTAAAACAAGAAGGATACTTGGATATAGAGTATTATATATAA